CTTAAAACAGTTCCAATTCAACAATAATGAATAAAATAATAAACTATAATTATATTTTGATTTATATTTTGATTTATATTTTAATTTATATTTTAATTTATATTTTGATTTATATTTTGATTTATATGTTGATTTATATTTTACTTTTTTTTAAATGTATAATATAAATGTATTTGGATAAATTTGTTCATAGTAATACAGGAAAAATAGTAATGTCAATTTTATTAGGAGTAGGTTTAGCATCATTATTCAGAGCAGTATGTAAAGGAAAAAATTGTAGAGTAATATCCGCGCCTCCAATGGAAGAAATTGACAATCAAACATATAATTTTGACGGAAAATGTTATAAATTAGAAAAACATGCTGTAAAATGCGATAATAAAAAACAAATAATACCTATAGGGAGTAATTTTGCGTAAATTTTAAAATAGCCGAATCTTTAGATAAATATATGGCCGAAATAAATTCAACAAATATAAATGATCTGCCAACAGATCCAACTAATGGAGGTTCTATTGGAGGTAATATTAGTTTAGTAACAAATGAATTAGAAGGTATAAATAACACAGTTGTTTCACAACAACCAATAAATAAATCATTATCACTAGATCAAACAACAATAAGTCAAATAGTAAATGGTTTACAACAAGCAAGTTTAGCAGGTGCAACACAATTACCAAGTAGAGATATATCATTAAATACAGATATTTTGACAAATGATGTACAAGTTCAGCCCAATTATGTACCAGCACCTAGAGAACGCGAATATATAATAGAATCAGATGATGATATAAATTCATATTATAAAAAAGAAAAAATGGAAAATTCTTTAGATTCAATTTATGATGAATTACAAGGGCCAATTTTATTAGCAGTATTATATTTTTTATTTCAATTACCATTTTTGAAAAAAATAGTATTCAAATATTTTCCATTTTGTTGCCATAAAGATGGAAATTATAATATAAATGGTTTGATATTATCTTGTGGTTTATTTGGATTTGTATATTATTCATTATCAAAAACAGTAAAACATTTTTCTAAATTTTAAAAAACTATATTTTAAAAAATATTTATATATATTAAATGTTAAAAATATTTAAAGAGATTTCAACAGGACAAGCCGATTTAATAAAGTCTTTTGCTATTTTTTATTTATTGTTAGTTGGAAACTATATAGCAAGTAGTTTATTTACATGTTTTCAAATAAATTATATTACTAAACATAGATGGTTACAACTAGTTATTGCGTTTTTTCTATTTTATTTTTTAGTTACATTAGTATCTGATACAGGTAAATTAGAATATACTCCTCCAATTGAAAAGTTTATTTATTCTATATTTTACTTTTTAGGATTTTTAATAGTAATGAGACTAGATATTGTAATCTCTGTATTAGTTCTATTATTAATTTTTGTAATTTATTTTTTAGAATTAAATAAAGATTTTTATTTAGATAGAGAAGATACAATAAATAATGAAAAAGATAGAGAAATTTATAAAAAAAATAAATATTGGATTACTGTTAACTGGCCTTTTGAAATAAGATTATTCCCTGTTAATAAAAATGATTTTAAATTTATAAATAAAATAGAAACAATTATATATTATATAATAATCTTTTTATTAATAATAGGTTTTATATCATACGGAGGTGAAATTCATGATACTCTAATGAAAAATAAGAATCTAACTTGGATAAAAGTAATAACAGATACAAATGTTTGTAAAATAAAAGATAGAAAAAGTTTTTGGCATTATTTAAAATATGGGTTAGGTCTAAAAATATAAATTAAAAATATAAATTATAAATGTTGTTTTCTTTATAATGGCACATATGGTGTAAACATACTAACATATATAATATAATAAACATATTTAAACATATTTTTCATAAATATATTAGTTATGTTTGGTATAGGACCATTAGATTATCAATTAAAATTAATGTCTGGAAATATAGTTAATATGATTTTATTTGATAAAATAAAAACTGGAAATCCTGTAATAGATACATTTATAACCACACTTTTATTAACAGGAGTTACATACTTATTTCATTTTATTAATAATAATTTATATGATTTAATGGGAAAATTAAAAAATATTAATTTTGATTATAAATCTTGGTTTTATAAGAAAAATGTAGTAGAATATGATGGTAAAATATCGTTATCAACTAATTATTATGACAGCAAATTAAATCAAACAAATGCGTTTAGTGATAGATTTAAAGCATTATGGGCATATATAATAGATAATGTTGGCGACAATGTTACAATAAAGCATATAAAAGAATATTCATTTGAAAACCCATCTAGAGATAATAAAAGAGATTTGGGAATTTATATGGTAATTCAAAGTGATAAATTTTTAATATCAAAAGAACATGAAATTTATGCTTATACTTCAATTAATAATGAAGAACAAGAACAAGAGGGTAAAAATGATAAAAGTTCAAAATCAACAAGTAAGATTGAAAAAATCAAAATTGAACTATTTTCTTATAAGAGTGATATTAAAACAATAAAAGAATTTGTAGAAAATATAACAAAAAAATATGTATCATCAATAGAAGACTTACGTGAAAATAAGAAATTTATATATACACTAACAAAAACAAAATATGAAGATTGTAGATATGAAATTTGGGATGAAAATGTTTTTTCAAGTACAAGACAATTTACAAATATATTTTTTAAGGAGAAACCAAATTTAATAAAAAAATTGGATTTTTTTTTAAATAATAAAGAATGGTATTTTGAAAAAGGCATTCCATATTCATTGGGTATTGGTATGCATGGTCCTCCAGGAACTGGGAAAACTTCATTAATAAAAACAATTGCCAACTATACTAATAGACATGTTGTGGTTATTTCTTTGAAGTTAATAAAAACAAAGAAACAATTAGATAGTATATTTTTTGAAGAACGGTATAATTTAGATAATAAAAAAGGTAGCATAACTTTTGACAAAAAGATAATTGTATTTGAAGATATAGATTGTATAGGTGATATAGTTTTAGATAGAGAAAAAAAGAAAAATAAGACTATAACGGGATTTGGAAAAAAAATAGAATTTGAAGAATTATCTGCTAATTCAAAAATAAATGTTGGTGATTTATTAGAAACAATAGTAGCTACTGAAAAAGCTACAGAAAAAATATGTGAATTCCCAAAACTACCGCTAGATGAAGAACCTATAACATTAGATGATATATTAAACTTATGGGATGGAATTCGTGAAACACCTGGAAGAATTTTAATTATATCTTCAAATCATTATAATGAATTGGATCCAGCTTTAATTAGACCAGGAAGAATAGATATTACTTTAGAATTATCATATGTTTCACGTAAAATAATAAAAGAAATTTATAATCATTTATTTGATCAGATTTTAGAAAATGATAAATTAGAAAATATAAAAGAAGATTTTTATTCCCCTGCTGAAATAATTAATATTTATATGAATGAAGATAGAAATAGTGATAGATTTATAGAGAGATTATGTAAAAATGAACATGTCTAAACATTAATCAAAAAAATAAACTCGGGAATAAACTTTATCAGGATTTGATAAATCGTAATCGTCTGGTAATTTTTCAACTCTTACTTTTTTACTGTTAAAATCAAAAGTTGTAATAGTACCTTGGGGAAATAAAAATTTTTTTTCATCTTTATCAAAAATTGCGGAACTATTTCCCTTAAGAACATTTCCTCTTAAAAAATAAGTCGTAGATATAATATTATATAAAAACTTATTACTTAAATTTCCTTTAACTTTATTATATAACGCAGCTATTTCTCCAATAACACTATTATCATCTGATCTATAAATATTAAATCTTGTACTATTCAAAAAGTCCGTTCTACCTTGGGTAGATAAACTTGAAGAAGTCTTGTTTTTAGAGATTTCACTTGCTAAGAAATAACAGGTAATAATTTCTTTAGGCTTTTCTTCCTCTTTGTGTAAATAATTTTCTAATATTTTATTCAATTTTTCAAAGCTTTTAGTAATTTCACTTTTGTCTAAAGATTTAGTTAAAAACTCTTGAATACCACGAATTAAACTATTATCATTCATCTATAAATATAATAAAGAAAAAATAAAGAAAAAAATGATTTTTTTATTATATATTTTTTTTCATTTTAAACGCACATAAGAAAATGTATAAAAAAATTGAAAATTAAATTAGTTTTCCAATAATTAGTAAATAGAACAAAATTTTAGAGAAAATGTTTCCAACATTATTATTTATTGCTATTATTATTTCGTATAATACATTTATTAAAGGATTCCTAAATTTGAATCGCTTTTCCATAAAAAAAACCCTGTGTCTAAATGTTATGCGTCTAAATCTTAAGTTAACAACTACTTGTTTTGACGACGATCATGTTTGGAACAACAAACGAAAACAAAAATACAATTATAATTATGAATCTGATTCTAATTTTATTAATCAAAATCATCAAGAACAAAACTATCCAAATAATATTTATACTCTTGTATGGTATGACTGCGATGATTGTAAACAATTATTTACGCATATAAAAAATAATCGTAAGAATATATCCTATATTAATGGAAGTTATTATTTCTTTGATGTAAATGATAAAACAAATACGCCCTTATTTTATAAAAATGATGAATTAATTGCTACAGATGTATTCAGTATTTACGAAGAATTATTTTACAATAAAATTAATAAAGAATAAATTAATGAAATCATCTAATAAAAAGTTTAAAGTTTAAAGTTTAAAGTTTAAAGCTTAAAAATTAAAAGAAAAAACCTTTACGTTTTTTTGTTTTGTTTTTCTTTTTTCTATTACTCTTTGTTTTCTTTTCTTCCTTTTCTTCTTTATCAAGTTTTTTATCAAGAGGTCTATATCTGAGGAACCATTCTTCATATTCAGGATCATTACGTTTTCCTTTTAATTCAGCAAATTTTTCAGCTTTTTCCGCACGCATTTCTTCAACGGTTTCTTGATGTCCCATACAATTAATGCTAAATCGTTTTAACAACCCTTTTTGTGTTAATCTATTTTTTTCTTGAACTTTAAATAAATAATTAGCCATACATAAAATACGATCTTTATCATAATAAGGTCTATTCGCATATAAAAATGCTAACCAAAAACTAAGCATTGTATCAATAGTAGCAATTTTAATAGTGTAACCACCTTCTTTAATAATATTATAACTGTGACACGCTAATGGTTCATAAATAAATGCTACTGTATCATCACCTACTTTAATTTCATAGTTAGGAGCAATAATTTCACCAATACCTGGCCTTTTAATAATTTTGACATTTTTTACATCAATATCGGTTAATCTTTCTTTTACAATTTGAGCAGTAAGTAATGGTTCCTCAGATAAAACATCAAAATCTGGAATTTTTTGTAATTTATGTCTTAATTTTTTAGGCATATATTGAGAATACATTGATAAAGCATATCCTCCAAAAAATACAACACCTTGATCTATTAATGTATGTTGAATATTATCATAAATTTTATCAGAAAATTCATTATGCCCCATTTTTCTTTGAAATTCAATTTGAAAACATTGTTTACCAATAAGTGGATGATGTTTATTTAAAAGAGTCAGACGTTTTAATACTTTTTCCCAACGACTAACATCCCCCGCAGGTCTTGATAATTCTAAATACATTCCCATACGTAGAAGATTTGGTGGAGCATATAAAATACCCGCTACTCTAATAGATTCTTTTTTAATAGAATTAAATAAATCTTTAGGTAATGAAGTAATATCAGCTACTGGTATAAAATTTACAAATACTTTAAAGGTCCCATGATGTTGACCTGATTTGGCTTCTACTTCTTGGAATCCATTTTCAACATATTTATCTGTTAATTCTTTTGCGTCATTTAACGCGTTTGGACTATAAAAATCATAATCAGGAATTTCAATATCTTTATTATAGAATTGGTCTTGTTTTGGTAAGAGTTCGTTTATACTTAGACCTCCATAACAAACTAGATGTTTTTTTCTTAAAAAAATTTTCTACAATATTAATTATGCTTTTGACTTCTGGAGAATTAGCAGTTTGTCTACCCTGTATTTCTTCAGCTTTATCTACTGCTGTTCTTAAAATAGCCAATTCACAATCACTAAATGTTAGTTCTTTACATAATTCATAGTTTTTCATTAATATATCTATATATTAATGACAAAATAATTTTTTATATTAGAGAAAAAAATCACGTCACAATACAAATATTTTATTTTATTAATAATGGATTAACCACCATTGTAAAGTTGTTTTATTATTAATATCTTCATAACAAGGGTAAAATCTATAATTATTTTCGGTTAATCCCTGTCTTCGTTCACTATTTATTTCATCACAACTATAAATTTTTTTAGTTGAACGAATAGTTGCTTCATAAAATCCATTTTCGTTTGGTTCTATTTCATTTGGCCCCCTTCCTTTCATTTTTTCTTTTAATTCTGTATTATAGTAGTCTTTTGCTTCTTCTTGACTATCAAATTTATTAATTACTGGTTCTTTTATTTCATTACTATCAATATCAATTCCAGAAACAATTTTTAGATTTACTTTTGTTTCTTTAGATGTTACTCTACCTTTACCATTTGAAGATATACGTTGTGATTTATATTTTGATACATTAAAATCACAATCATTATTAAACCACTCCACATATTGTTCTATAGCTACTTTATCACAATAATGTAAAGGACGCAAATTAATGTCTAATTGGTCTCCTTCATATTCATAATTATCACAAAATCTAGCTGTTAATGCTTGTGCTGTAACAGAAACATCACGTTTTTTAGGAATTGGTTCATACGTTGCTCCAATGTGCTTCATATAAATTCTTTTTGAGGCTCTCCAAAAACCTTTAATAAATATAATTGTATGTTTTATAGGAGGATTTTTCATTAATTCATCTATTTTATCAATTCTTTCATCTGAATTATGATTTAAGTATTTCCAATCTAAATTATCACATACATCTTCTAATATATTTATTTTAACCGGATCTAATAATCTAAATACAAAGAATTTTTTTGTGGTGTTTTTATATCTTTCTTCTAAATTTTCTATTAATTCATAATAATCTTCTATAATTTCTAAATTAGGTGCTTCTATAATACGGTTTTCGCTTAACATTATTTCAAATCCTTTATATGATGGACCTGGTTTAATTTTTATAATAGCACATTTTGGACCCCACTTTTTATAATCATGTAATACGGCATCCGGTGTAGCTGATATATCAAGCATTTTTATATTTCGCATTTCTAAAACATTTAAATCTAAAATACCTGCTTCTTTTAATGTTTTGGCTATAGTCATTTTACTTCCAGATGCTATATGACATTCATCTGGAATTAGTAATCCATTTTTTAACGAAGATAATTTTTCTTTTTGTTTAATTAGATTTTGTCTATGATATATATTATCTCTAAAAGCTGATAATACACTATCTTTAAACTGTGTTTCCCAATCGTTATCTGACATTCCAGTGCAATTAATAATATTTTCTGAATATATTATTTCTTCGTCATTCTCATTAGTTGCCATAAAAATCATAACTGCTTGAGCTGTTCCAGTTTTGCCTGTGCCAGGTTGAGCAATTAAGCAAACAGCAACTGCGCCATTTTTATATGCTTCTATACATTTATCAGCGGCCTCTTGTTGATTTGGATAAATAAAATGTTTTCCTTCTAACTCTAAATATTCTTCTCTATCACGTATACTCTTTTTAATATTCTCTCTTTGTTGCCTTTTTTTAATTTGTTCTCTTTTTTTTTCATCTTCTGTTTTAGTTGTTATTATTTTTTTTTTTATTCGTTTTATTATTACCTTTTTTGGTTTATTGGCGGGTATAATATATTCTTCTGAAGCTGACATTTGTATTTATTTATTATAATTAATTCTTAGATTTGTAGTCATAATATCAATTCAATTTTTTATTAAATATTAAAACTGTAAAAATCTGATTGAACTGTTTTTGTAGCATATGATAATTCGGGATTTTGTGGAGATGGTAATGGAATTGTTACAGGAATATAACGTAAATTTTCTGGTTTCAAGACAAACGCATAACCTTTTTCATCAAAGAATACATCATTTTCTTCCACATTTACATCAATTTTTTGATATCGCATTGCTAAAAGTTGACAACCCATTTCTCTCATAACTAATGAACTAGGGTTTTCTGGATTAGAACCTTTATCTGGCATACCAATTGTCATATTTTGTTTATTAAATTCTATTAATTCATTCATATCTGGTGTATATTTAATATCATAATAATGTAATGCTCTCATAAAAACTGAATTACTTGTCATATTTACAAATCTATAAAATTCAGGACATTCTAAAAATGATATATTACTTCTATCTACAATAATTACTACTTTTCCTATTAAATTTTTAATAGGAACATTACCGAAATTTTTACCATTATTTTCAGAATCATAGTCTTTACTCAATAATATGGAATCATAATTTTCTAAAAGTTTAGCAAAATTTTGATACATTGCTTGATTTGTACTTTTAATACGTAAATGTATTATAATTGGATCACGTGAATTTGGAGCAGTTGAAGTAGAAAAAGCATAATCTCTTATTATATTCATTACATCTACAAAATTTACATAATTAAATGTTTCCTTAACATAATAACTATCACTTGTAGAAGTTGCTACAACTGGACCATCATTCATTGAAAATATCTCAAAGTCCAACCCTCTAACACCTTGCTTCAAAAGAGATTTTAAATTACATGTATCAACAAAATCATTTTTATAATTACCACCGCTACAACAATTATATGCTGATTTTATATAATAATCTTTAAATGTATAATTAAATTGATCTGTTTCATCTATAGATCTTATTTTACCATTAAGATCGCCATAAATTTTGTTCATATTTTTACATTCTCTACCTCTTAAACCATTATAATAAAAATAACATAAAAATGAAATTAATATGATTATAAATATTATACAACTTATTAGTACTACAGCTGTTGATTCTTTCATCTGAGTAATATTTTTTACTACATTAGATATATTTTGTTCAGCGTTTGAAATATTATTCATACTATATTATACTTTTAAAAAAAAGTATACCATTAAACAATTTATATTTCTAAAATTATCAATAATTTATTTAGAAATTATTAAACAAAGTAGGAAACATAGTGAAATTATATTATGATGAATAAAGAATTAAATATATTATCATATATTATAAAAAATATGGCAGGAGGATTAATGCAACTTGTAAGTCAAGGACAACAAAATATAGTATTAAACGGCAATCCCAGCAAAAGCTTCTTTAAATCAACTTACCATCAATACACTAATTTTGCTTTACAGAAATTCAGGGTGGATTATGAAGGTTCAAAAACTTTGCGATTGTCCGAAGAATCTACCTTTACGTTTAAAATTCCACGATATGCTGATCTTTTAATGGATTGTTATATATCTGTTATTTTACCAAATATTTGGTCTCCTATTTTACCACCTCAGCAAATTACTGAAAATACTACTTTACAAGGTCTAGGAAATATAGAACAATGGGCTCCATACGAATTCAAATGGATTGAATATATTGGAGCTAAAATGATTTCTAAAATTAGTTTTACATGTGGTAATTATACATTACAAGAATATTCTGGTGATTATTTATTAGCTGCGGTTCAAAGAGATTTTTCTCTTACTAAAAAGGATTTGTTTTATAATATGATTGGTCATGTTCCTGAATTAGTAGATCCTGCTAATGCTGAATCACGTGTAAATTCATATCCAAACGCATATTATACAGGAGATATAGCAGGTCCAGAACCATCCATTAGAGGTAGAATATTATATATTCCTTTAAACAATTGGTTTGGATTAAAATCACAAATGGCATTTCCATTAACATCATTACAATATAATGAATTACAAATCAATGTTACTTTTAGACCTATCAATCAATTATTTCAAATACGTGATGTATTTGATGCTTTTAATAATTATCCATATATAGCACCTAATTTTAACTCGTGGTATATGCAATTTTATCGTTTTTTACATCCTCCACCCGATTTATGTCTTGATATAAATTCATATCCGGATCAAAGAGGTATATGGAATGCTGATATTCATTTAAATTGTACTTATTGTTTTTTATCAAATGAGGAAGAAAGATTGTTTGCTTTACAAGAGCAAAAGTATTTAATAAAGCAAGTTCATGAACAAATATTTCCAAATGTTACCGGACCCAATAAAATACAATTAGATTCCTTAGGAATGGTTTCTAGTTGGTTATTTTATTTCCAAAGAAGTGATGCTAATTTAAGAAATGAATGGTCTAATTATACAAATTGGCCATATAATTATAGACCAGTTAATGTAATACAAGCACCAACATCGGGTAATTATACTATTTATCGTACTCAATTAGGAGCATTAGTTCCTGTTGATATTGGTCCAGGTGTTAATCCAGATGGAACATTAACTGGATTAGTAATAAATCAAACATATAATCTTCAAAATATAAAACCAATTTTAGTAGCTATGGGTATTTTATTAGATGGTTCTTATAGAGAAAATATTCAAGCTGCTGGTATTTTTGATTATATTGAGAAATATACTAGAACTTCTGGTAATGCTCCCGATGGGTTATATTGTTATAATTTTGGAATTCATTCAAATAATTCTGATTTACAACCATCAGGAGCAATAAATATGAGTAGATTTTCACAAATTGAATTAGAATTTACTACTATTATTCCACCATTAGACCCATTAGCACAAAGTTTAACAATATGTGATCCAGAAACTGGTAATGTAATTGGTATTAATAAACCTACATGGCGTATTTATGATTATAATTTTGATTTACATTTGTTTGAAGAAAGAATCAATGTTGTTAACTTTATTGGTGGAAATGTTGGTTTAATGTATGCGACATAATTCTTTTGATTATTGGTTCTTTACACATTTTCTCTGAGTTATATTATAATAATAATTATATGATATTATTATAAAATGGGAATTTATGATAATGGCGGTATTTTTGGAATAAGAATATATAATTTTAACGATAACGATTTTGCTAATATATTATTTGAAAAAATATATAGGAAAATAATGAGTGATGAAGAAAAGCAAGAAGCATATTTATTTTATACTGAATTGAATAGTAAAAATGAAATATATTTTGAATATTATACTGAATGTAGTAGCACATATGGCAAAGGAACTTATTTTAATTGGTATCCAATGTCGTTGAATTTATTTTTAGAAAAATTCGGTATTTGCGAAACACAAACATTAGAAAATGAGAAAATGTGTAAAGATTCTTTATACTAGATACGCATTTGAAGCAGGAGGTGTGGTTTCAAAAAATGCCCCTGTTGCTGAAATTGTTGTCGGATATGTTGGCTCAAAATCTTGTACTTTTCCAGATTCTGTATCCCCAATATTATATTTTTCTTCTTGATATTTATCATATAATGCCTGCTTTTTATTGTATAATTTTAATCCTTCATTAAATCCACGACTCCATTTATCAAGTCCCCAATATGGCTGTATTATTTGTGCTTCTTTGGAACCCGGATAAACTTCTTCAAAATCTATACCATGATTATCGTATCCCGTTGTTAATGAACTATAATGTAAACCCTCATTCTGAGTCAATTTTCCTCCATTATCATATGGAGCAACATCTTTTGTTACACAACTATTTAATGGTTTTGGACCTGGATTACAACCATAACAATCAATATCTGCTGTACATTGCTCTCTTGTTATAACACATTGGGCCTTAGGACCACAAAAATTTTGACAACTAACACGATCAGTCAATGGTAAATTTACTGTATGACTATATAATGGAGAATTTATATCATTATAATTTATTAACGCATCTTTTGGGTAAGGGACTACTTTATAAGAATATTTTTCAAAGTCTGTTAAACCCTCTACCAAATTTTTTTTAAAACAATTGTTTTGAATTACTGATGAACCCCATTTTATTATTAGCCAAAAAAGTAATAAACAAACTACTGTGTATATTATTGTATATTTATAATTCATTTTTTATATACAATAATATTATTTTTTATATGAATACTAATTTTGATTTTTTATTATTGTTTTTATAATTGTTTTTATTATTTATAAAAATTTTAATATATAATTATTATAACTAATGTCTACTGAAGATACTAATACAATTGATGATAAAAAAAATAATACTAATTCAGAAACAAAACAAAACAAGGTAATTCCGTTTTTAACTTATTATTTAGGTGTTACTATTGGAACAATTATTATTTCTGTATTTGTAATTGGTTCTTTCGGCTTATATACTACTAAAGTTGCCCAATCTCATATATTGCCTGATAATAGTGATTTAGCGCCTTTTTCCGATATTAATAGAATAATAAAAGATGTTCCTATTGATATTAATGTTGTTAAACCATGGCATGATTTTTTCTCATTCAATAATGAAAATACAATTTCACAAAAAATTAATTTTAATTCTCAAGAATATTTAGCTAGTTTCAAAGATAGCTTTTTATGTGCTTTAAAATTAAAAGCAAAACCTGAATCTGGTGTATTTGCTAATACAGCTTTATATTATTCCAAAGTATATGATCAAATCATTGCTATCAACTTTAAAATTATAAATAAATTTTTTTATTATTTAAGTTATTTACCTGAATCTGTAATTATGTTGATTTATGGTTCAATCGCTTTGCCTTTATTTTTTATATTTTTTAGTGTTTCATATCTTTGGACTTTTTTCTACCATATTATAAATATCCCTCAGTTTTTTAGAGCTGCTTCCGAAAATAATGAAAAGAAATGGGAACCAACTAACAAAATATCATTTTTAAGAATTATTCCATTAATATTACTTGGAGTTAATTGTTTTGGTGCTTTAATTTCTTCATTATTAACTCCATTTTTTTTTACATTATATTCTTTTATAACACCATTAGCTGCTGGTGCTAAAGTTAATAATAAAAATTACAATGTATTAAATTTAATATTAGATTCTTTTACTTATAAATCAAAATTTTTCTTGGATTTGGCAACCATTGGTCTACTAATTAATGCGTTTAAATTTTTTACATTAGATATTGCTTTAGCTATTATTCCTGCTATAATTATTTTATATATTATCGGAGAATATAGAATTGAAAATCCTGAAATTAATACGAATGGTTTTACTAAATCAACTGGAATTAAACCCGCAAAAGTAGCTTTTAATAAAAGTGATGTAGAGTTTAATGCGGTTCCATTTAATGTATGTACTGTCCCTGAAGAACAAAATGGTGGATCACAAAGTGGTGGAAAAAAAAGCAAAATTAATGGACAAAAAAAATATAATATAAGATTCGTATAAATGATTTAAATATAATTTGAAATCATATTTTATAACTTGTAAAAAATGAGTAAAAATAAAAATAAAATCAAAAAAAAAGATTCTTTGCCTTTTATTAGTGTTGTTACTCCTACATTTAATAGACGACCATTTATCCCTTATATGATCAAGTGTTTTTTAAATCAAACTTATCCAAAAGACAGAATTGAATGGATTATTATTGATGATGGAACTGATCCTATTGGAGATTTAGTTCAACATATTCCACAAGTAAAATATTCTTATTATGAAGAAAAAATGTTGTTAGGAAAAAAAAGAAATTTAGCAAATAGTAAGTGTACTGGAGATATTATTATTTATATGGATGATGATGATTATTATCCAGAGGAAAGATTTTCACATGCGGTTGAAACATTATTAAAAAATCCACAATATTTAATCGCTGGTTCATCTGAAATGCATGTTTATTTTGAATCTAGAAATTGCGTATATCAATGCGGTCCGTATAAACAATATCATTCAACTGCTGCTACATTTGCCTTCAGAAAAGAATTATTAAAACAAACAAAATATGATGATGAAAAAGCATTAGCAGAAGAAACACAATTTACAAAGGGATATACAATTCCATTGATTCAATTAGATACTTTAAAATCTATATTGGTTTTTTCACATAAACATAATTCATTAAATAAAGAAAAATTATTAGAAAATCCTGAAGCAACAAAAGCTGTTTTATCTAAATATACAGTAGATGATTTTATAAAAGACCCTGTATTAAAACAATTTTATATGTATGATATGAATAAAGTTTTGGAAAATTATGAACCTGGTAGGCCAGAAAATAAACCCAAAGTAATGGAACAAATAAAACAGCTGGAAGAAGATAGAGCTAGAAGAATTGATGAACATAATAAAATGCTAGAATCACAAAACAAATTTTTATCCCATATTAATAAACCAAATAATAAACCAATTAATAATGATCTGATAAATGAATATGAAAAAAAATTATCAGAAAAAACATATCTTATTAATGAATTATTAAAAAAAATAAGATTACTCACGACTGAATTAGATGATTACAAATCAGGAAAAAAATGATTCATTATAATATATCTTTAAAACAACATAAAGCTATATTATATTTTAATATACAGTGATTAATGAGTTACGAGAAAAATATGTTTTTTGATACTGATAATGATATTGTTTTAAGTTCTAAAAATAAGATTTTACAAGAAGTAAAAAAAACTGATACAAAATATGATAAATATGTTAAGGAATTGAAGATAAAATGGACTGATGGTAAATATTATGATAAAGTAACAATTGAACTTTTTGGTTCTGGAGATACTGGAACAAAAATAAGAAATGCTGTCACAGGTGCTAAAACTCCATATTTAGTTGGAAGTTTAAATGAAGACTTATTTTTCAAGGTTATGGATGCTAGCGGTAATAATGGTAGAAAAGACTCACTAGTTTTATTTTATGATAGTCCTGAACAATATGAAAATCATCAGTTTAATCTTTTAAACCAAGTTGTAAAAGAATCATGGTTAAACAAAAATTTGGAAGCAAGAAAACGATTAAACTTGGCCAAGTAATAATTTTTATAAATAAATTTTTATTT